CTTGAAGCGGTTGGATCTGGCGCACTAACACCTTTGCCTTTTGATTTCTTCATAGCCATGATTTATTTCTCCTTGGTTTTTTTGCTAGCTTTTTTTGGGGCAGTTTTTTTTGCTGCCCTCTTAACCGGTTCCTGTTTTTCAACAGGCATAACGTTTTGTACGTACTTAGACATAGTAATAATAATCCTTGATTTATTTCATTTTTCTATTTTACGCTTCATCCTAGCTATAGACATGGGATGAGTGCCTTTTGGAGGTTTTTTATCCTTATAAGATATATTATCAAATTTTTTGCCAGTAAAATGATTTAATGTAACATCATCATCATTCTTATTATTACCTTTTACTCTTAATTGTCCAGATATAGGATCATACCCTACGCCTTTAGTTTTACTTTTAGACTTAGATTTAGAACCCTTTTTGCTGGCCATAATTACATCTTATGGGTGCGTGTTGGCTTCTTAGGGGCATGATCCACATTATAAGAACCTTCTTTTTTCTTAGGACGATTCTTTGTTCCATCAAAAGTTGGAGTAACCATACCCTTTTGCATAATGCCAGTAACTTTTTGCTTCTTGGAAGCAACAGCTGCTGGATCTGCTTTACCACTCTTTTTTTTCATAGCCATAATATTCTCCTATTTTTGTAAATTTATTATTTCTTTTTCTTTTTAGCAATAACTGCCTGGATAAATGGTGGGAGCTTCTTTTGGGCAGCGGTCATGCCAGCTTTTGCTGCTGGTGCTGGTGCTTTTGTCATTTTCTTTGGTTGCTTTTTCATTGCCATTTTTTTCTCCTATTTGTTTAGTGTTAGATTAAATACTAGCAGTCCCACTTGCGTAAAGCAAGTGCTTTGCGAGTTGGTTTACCATTTGGTTTTTTCATTGCCCCAGGCATGCCGCCCATCCTTGCGCAAAAAGACTTACGTCGAGCAGCGGACTTAGGTGATTTAGCAGCTTGTTTAGACGACACTGGCGGCTTTAGTGTGCCACCAGTCTGAGCCTTGTATGAAGCACGCCCTTTAGCGTTTAGACCACCAGCGGGGTTCTTGCCCTCTTTGCGTTGCCAAGCAGCAGTTTTAGCCATTACTTTTTTCCTTTTTTATGTGGGTTATCTTTATGCCATGCCTTAGCTGACTTGACTCCTTGTTTAACTGTTTTTACTCCAGCTACTTTAGTCAGATCAGCCTTCTTCCATGCACCCTTCTTAATGCCAGGATGGTTCACTATGACATCACCTTTTTTATCAACAGAAATAATATGAGTTACTCCAGTTATCTTTAATTTCTTCTTAGAGGTTGCCATTATTTTTTCTTCTTACTTTTGTTATTATTTACTTTTGGCGACTTACGAGGCTTTGGTGCGCTCTTTAACTCCATGCCATATAGGAAGTTATTTTGCCCCATCCTAGGACCAGCTATATAAATACTCTTTTTCATAACCATGATTAAATCATCCTTAAAAAGTTTTAACTAAATTTTCAATAGCTATATTTCTTGGCATCGTATTAGCGGTTAGTGTGGTTTTTCTAAACCATTTTAAAACGATATTATATCTAGTACCGCTTTTTACTTGATTTACAGCATGTAAATACATAGCATTCGTGGGAAATGTAATAACTTCCCCAGCCTTTGGTTTTATCGCTAGATTATACTCTGGGAATACAATTTCCCCGCCTTCATAGTCATCATTTAAGTAGACTAAAGAAGAATAATCAGATAAGAACCTAGGTATGTGTGTATGCCAATGGGGGTCTGAATCATTTACGTCTGAAGACAATTCAGAATTGTTGTACTCACTGTCAGAATGCATCGTTTGGAAATCCCCAACAGACCAAACCCTACCCCATATTTGGGGATCGCAAACCAATCTTTGCCCGTATTTATACTCAAGCTTATCTTTAATTTGATTAATTAAACTAAATAAAACTGGCTTAAGATCATCAGAAATAAAAAAATATGGCACTGCTTTCACAGTGACAGGATTACCGTTTGGATAATAATCACAACCTAAACCGTTTGGCATCAGATCGTTCCAGTCATCAGGACACTCCATATGTCCCAATAAACTGTGAACGTCTTCGGTTGATAATATATTATTATTAACAATAATGTTGCCTACAGAACCAATACCCATAGCAACTATTTCTTCTGTCTCTTCTCCAAAGCTTCAGCTATATCAGACAACTTAAATACTATCTTCCAAAAAAAATCAGTTAGACTAAAGTATTTTTTACTCATTGTTTTTTTTCTTTGGCTTATCCGATGGTGGTTCTCCTAGAACCTTAGCTGGAGCTGCGTTACCTTTAGAAACTTTTCTAAATTTAGCTAAAGACATTTATTTATTTAACGTCTTTTTTAGGACGTCCCTTTTTAGGGGCGGCTGAATCTTTTTTCACCGTTGTTGTCTTAGCTTTTGCAGTAGCTTTTTTAACTTCTTTTTTAGCATCTGCAACTATATTCTTAGCTGCGTCTTTGGCTATTTCGGCTACAGCGTCTGCCTGGTTAACGAGATCGTCAATGATCTTAGCCTGTGCCTTCGCCATAGGGCCGTCTGCCTGGATTTTCTGTGCCTTAAAGATTGTTTGCTTTATTTTAGTCGCTATTTTCTTAAACATTTTTAACCTCTATTTTTGTCTTGTGATGATAATAGTAATATTATATATTATATAATTGTAATTTGCAACTAGCTCTTACTTATTGCCCTGTTGTGATTCTTTAATTAAAGAATATCTGTCACCAGTTTCCTTGGAAACAACCGAGAATCCGTATGCAGCTGCGTCTTCTATTGCTAATCTAAGGCCCTCTTTGTCCTCAAAGGAAACATTTGGCAATGGTATTGTAACCGCAGCGTAGACGTCAATGTTTTCAAAGTTGCCAATGTTTATTTTTCTATTTACTCCACAAATAAATACTGGCGATGTCGTAATCGCCAAATCAGCAGATACAGAATTCATCACATTATCTATGGGAGAATCAAACGAAGATGATTCTTGAGCACTTTTATTAATCTTAGGCATTATTTTTTATTCCTATTCCGAGGCACTCTAATGTTGCCGCAACTTGTTGTTCTAAATTCATATTATTTGTATCTATAACGGCAGAAGCTATTTGCTTAACACCTTCTGCTTCCATCTCTGAACTGTGCCCAGACTGTTCGCTATTCATTATAGCACCATCTCGTTTCAAAATTCGTTTATCCAGGACTTCTTTATCTGCATCAAAGCTTATAACGAATCCGTTTGGCTGCTTAAGTATATTCTTAGCTTCGTTTATATAACGCACATCAGACACTATAACGCACATCGGGTTAATATTATCTTCGTCATGATTCTTTAAATAATTTCTATATATTTTATTTGCTTTTATAATTGCCCAGTTTGAAAAACAATTTTCGTCGTATTCTCTACAAATATCACCAGCTTTTTGAAGAAATGTTCTAGGCTTAGAGCCCTCTTCTTCTATCGGAGTATTGTAAATCTGCTTTACCTTTTGAACAAGGATATCATAGTGAGGCATGTTGCCTATCGATGATCCACCATAGACATCATACAAGACTTCGTGAAGCGAATAAAGCTTTCTCGATTCTTCATTAAAGCCTATTATATTTTTCTTTACTGACGCCATCTCATAAAGTGGAAGAGCATAGAAAATGTGATCCCAATTTATCCCAAACTTTACAGTTTCCATTGAACCTTTTGGAATTATTGATTCCGCTACAGAAGTTTTTCCACTTCCAGCTTTACCGGACAGGCCAAGTATTATTGGTTGGTTGTTAACAAATTTTTTCATGCAATAAGTATAGCAGAAAATTATTGCATTTTTTGATTTCTGATTTCTAATTCATCTAGAAAAGCGTTAGCCAATGCATCTGGTTCCCAAACAAAAGATCTTGGGACTTGGATAACCCTGAAGTTATACTCTGATTTTATTTCCTCAATTGTCATAAGTAAAGGTAGCAGTAGTCTATTCTTGCATTCCCACTTACCGTTTATTTGATTTGCGACCACAGCTGAATCGGTATAGATAATAGGGTCAGATAAATCAGCCATAGCAGATATTAACAATCCAGCTATGACAGCCTCATATTCAGCTTCATTATTTGTTCTTGGACCAAGGCCTCTAGAAAATTGTGCTATTTTTTTTCTATTCTTATACACAACCACAGAGCAAGCAGCTTCACCAGTTTTCTTTTGCCCCTGCCCTCTTGAGGCTCCATCGCAAAAAACTTCAAAGTTCATTAATCTAATTCAATGTCGTAAGGAATGCCTAGTTCAATAGCTCTATTTTTAATATTATTTTCTTGGCTATCCCCAGAAACGGTGTAAGTAGATACCAATAAGTATCTTTCTTTCTTGTACTCAACCTGAGTAGGGAAATCTAATTTTTTTCTTTTATTAGAATAAAACTCTTTAGCCTTATCAACTGCTCTATAATGACCTATGAACATAATTGTCTCCTCTAGTATGTAGTAAAATCACTTTCAAGATAATGACCCTTACTTTCTCTCGATGCAGCAATTTGCATAGATTGAACTTTATCCATCAATTTTCTAGCTGACTCTGAAGATATTCGAGCAGCACTCTCCATTGATTCAGCTAGGCTCATAACAGCCTCGCATGTGATGAGGGCTGAGTATTCGTCCTCTGCTGCCTCCATGGCTGCTGCTTCTCTCTCCGCCTCATTCTTGCCCACTCTGGAAGACTTGTATTTCTTTTTATATTTACCTTCCATTATTTTATAGTTAGCTCGGGCCATGCCAGCAAATCTTGCTGCTCTACCATAAACGTTAGAAGTCTTGGCCACAAGCGAGGCCATGTTTTCAATGCCCAAGTCAACGGTATCTTCGTCCGGTATCTCTATGAAGTATTTATTATTTTTTGTTACATCAACATAAGAATTAATTACTTCTTGAATTTGTGGTCCAAGAAAATCTGAAAGTAGTTGTTGGAGTTTTTCTAAACTCTGATTATTCATTTTTATCCTTTTTGATTAAACCAAATTGTTTTAATAGTGGTTGCAATTCTTCATCGGTTTTAATTATTGAAACTATTTTTTCTCTTATTTCTTTTAGATGTTCCCTAACGGTATTAGGATGTTCATTGATTTTTAATGATATATCGCTGGACCTTTTGCCATCTACATACCTCCATTTTATCAGCTGCCTCTCCTGTATTGTCAACTTATCGAAAGGAGGAAAATTATTTTCTCCTACTACCCAAGCTTCATCTATATCCTCTGCGGATAAGATTGATTCTAACGAATACTCTCTAGGTTCTGCTTTAAATCCTGTTTGAAAATTTTCACTTTCCGGATCAGTATCTGCGTCGTCATCTATTAACGGAAATGTTTTTCTTCCTAATTGATCTATTAAAAAAGTATCAACATTTTTCTTTAATAAATAAAAAAAATAACTATACAAGAACCCGGCTAAAAGGTATTGGCCCCTTAGCCGATTCCTTTTTTTCATACCTGGCTATGCACTGAAAGAAGGTTGTATCAATTGTTTGGCGTATGTCTTCTTCATCTCCATATCTTTTGGCCATGTAAACTATGCCGGCCCATTATTTCCGATACGTCTTTATGATCTTTCTTTACTAATTTGTTTTTCATTAATGCCATACGAGTAAAAGGATTTTTAACAAACAAACCAATAAACCTTCGTATGTCATAATCAGCTAGATTATATCTGCCATGGTATATCAATGCTACGTACTTGCTTAAAAAATTATTAAAAACTTTTAACAGCTCCTGCTTTGCAGCGTGGCTTCCAGACTTAGCTTGAGCTATCAGCTCTTGCATTTCATTTTCTTCTAGATTATAATATTGTTCTTTATAAGCGGCCATTATTTTCCTTCCCAGTAAATTATATTTTCTGAGTATTCTGATCTTATGTCTTCGTAGTAAACTATATTAGGTACACCTAATTCGTTTAAGAATTCAACAGCGTCCTTAGCGTACTTGCTAATGATGCAGGTGAACTTTTCAAATTCTTTTGGATAATATCTTTTAAATCTTTTTATTTTTGTTTTACTTTTTGGATCTAAGTACCCTTTCATCTCAACCCATTCATCAGTTGCACATAAATAAAAATCCGGGGTATAACCTTTAACTCCTTTTTTAATTGGAAAAGAAAAAACAGTAGGTTCAAATTCATGTTTAATTTTATAGGCGTTCAGGATGCGCACAAAGTTTGCCTCCCAGTTAGACCTTACGTTTAAGTCTATGTCTTTCCTGTATCCAGTTTTAGTATGCTTGTAGGCGTTACCGGTCCTTGAAGGTTTTTTAATTTCGTCAGAAATAATTTCTTCCGCAATTTTATTGCCGTTAAGCTTTTTAAAATTTGGGTGATTTTTCATTTTTGATCTAGAAATAAAAAAGTCTGTTGACTTGACAACGATACTCTTCACCATGTAACCTCTACTCTGTTATATCCACTAAGTATATTATACTTTAAATAAATGTAAAAAACAAGCAACTTTTGAGTTGCAAAACCACAAAGGAATAGGTAGAATACAATTATGACAAATACAACAACAACAAGAACCCTATTGGACAGCATGCACCAGGCAGCTAATGAAGAGGCGATTGATGCCTTGGTTAATAACTACGGTTTTAACCACGAAACAGCTATCAAGCTCGTAACTGAGTTTGACGGCAATGACTTCGAACTTAGCTCTGAAGCTTCTTTCTAATAGTTAAATATAAAAACCCCCCCGTTGGTATATCCAGCGGGGGGGTTTTTTGTATACCTAATAAGGTTTTATGCGCTCCAATGATTCTTTTTATTCCTAAACACACCAACGCCACATTCGCCAGACTTAGCGTGGTCACAGTATGAGCAGGCTCTTACGTTGCTCGTAGCCACAAAAGAATTGTCATTGACTATATCTTTAATTAAAGATAACAATCTTACCTTCACATCTTCTAGATCTTCTTTAGTAAAGAGATGACCTTTTCTTTTCCCGGATCTTAGATAATGAAGCTCAGCATAGATTTCTTTTTCCGGCATCATTATCGATGCGGCTAACGCATAGATCCCTAGCTGTAGGTTTTGGGCTATGCCCTTTTGGGTGACTTCCCACTTGCCAGTTTTATAGTCAATTATATTGACTCTGTCTCCGACGACATCTATCCTATCTATGTAACCTATCATTGAATAGTTACCTATAATGAAACTAAAGGCATGTTCTTTATCGTAGACATCAAAGGTTGTATCTAAGTTTTGATCGTAGAATTCATTTATAAGATTTCTTCCAACAGAAATTAATTCCTGAGATATTTTATTATCTGGATCTAACTTTTGTTTACTTACTTCAAACTCGTCAACCATCTCCTGATGGTCTAGTGGCTTTTCTTTATCAACTACTTTTTCCAATACTGCGTGAACTATGTTTCCGAAGTGTTGCAGCTTCTCCAAATAATCTAGGTTCTTTTTGTATATAAGAATAAAAATATTTTGATGGGCACTGCGCGTAAGTATCTAACCTTGAATACGAAAAATCCAAGAGCGATAGCTTTTGTAGTGGATCTAAGTCTTCTATTTTTTTTATAGCTATTGACATTTATTAATCTTCCGTGTTGTGTTCTGTGACAAGCAATCCGTTTGGATCATATTCTTTACCGTCTTGATCTATGGTGTGACCAGTTTTAACGTTCACATATCTATCATGGCCAACTGAAACCCACCCAGTCTCACCCATCTCCATAAAATCACCTTCAATATAAGGCCAAGGCATAGCTGTCTCCTATTCTACAGATATAACTGTATTGTTTATTGAGTCTATGTTGAAATAGTAATTTAGTAAACCATATATATCACGCAACTCTACCTTGGTAGCGTTAAAGCCCACCATGCCAAGCTGGATAAAAAAAGTTTCATCATGCCCAGGTAGGGCCTCGTACTCTATGACCTGTGCATCGTTGAGTATCATTCTTCCGTTTTCATTCTTAGACATTTAATCCTCATCTACTATTGTTATAGGGTTCCATGTTGGGTCATTCATTTTTTCTCTCATGTCTGACACGTATGAGTCCCAGTCTCGTTCGTCTTCTGATTTTTTTTCATATGTTACTTTTGCTTTAAAAGGGTTGCTTTTAAATTTTACTATAAAACTTTTTCCACCATTCTTGGGTGTCCAACGAAGATTCCCATTCTTGCAATCGCAGTAGTCATCGTTGTTTACGTCTACCATTCCCTTTGGGTCGTATCTACCACTGCAACCATTACACGCTGTGTAGCGGCCCTTGTCGGCGCATCTACTGCATGATGAGCAGTAAGACCAGCACGGTCTTTCTGAGGGGTTCTTATAGCTTCCTGGTAAGGCCATTTATATCTCCAATTCTAATATTTTATTAAGAGAATCCACAATTTTTCCTGATGCAAGTATATCAAACTTGTAAACAAATTTGCGATTATTGTCAATAATTTCTAAGAATACCGGCCTATTTCCTTTGTTGTTGGAAACCAAATCATATATCTTTTCAAAGGTACTCTGCGATAAACTCTCTCTAACGGTGAGGGATATTGGTTTACCGCCAGAGAATATTTTAGAATCTATTTTTTCAGATGAATTATAAAACAATTTAACAACAGAATTTTCATCGTCGTTTTCTCTATTTAAAAATGCACTTATTACAAATATATCTCCAGAGTTAAAGTAATCATCGCTTATATCTTTAGCGTTCTTAGGAAAAATTATAACCTCTACACTAGAGCTGATATCTTCTATCTCTAGCTTATACATCTTCTGGCCTTTTTTGGTAGTCATCTTTTTATTTGATACTATAATGCCGCCAATTTTAACAGCTGTTCCACCTGGACAGTCTGCGAGATCTATTACCTCGTGGGTTATTTGGTTCTTAAGTATGTCCCAAATGCCAAGAACCGGATGATTAGTTACGTAGATTCCTAATTGTTCTCTTTCTTTTTCCAGAACCTCTAACTCTATTCTTCTGCTCAGTTCCATGTTTTGATCTTCGACTAGTTCATCTAAAGCCCCAGCAAAGCCTAAGTTTTCTAAAGTAGATTTCTTTAACACCGATGGATCACATCTTCTGTAGAAGTCATACAAAGAAGTGTAGGGTCTATTATGGTCTCTGCAATCGACTATGGAGTCTGCAATAGACAAACCTATCCCATCTATTGCTGATAGGCCAAAGATAATAGAATCTTTATTAACTACTTCAAAGTCAACTCCAGAATGATTTACCGAAGGAGGAAGAACTTCTAGGTTTAATTTTCTACAGTCCGAAAGATATAGCGCTTGCTTATCCTTATTGCCGACTACAGACGTCATCAAAGCAGCCATGTATTCAACTGTGTAATTAGCTTTTAAGTATGCTGTCGTATAGGAAATCATTGCATAGCTTGCAGCGTGAGCTCTGTTAAAACCGTAGCCGCCAAAGTATTCGATGTCTGAATAAATCTTATTAGCTTTGTCATCGGTTATTTCTGAAATTTTTACACAGCCTTCTACAAACTTCTTTCTAAACAAAGAAATCTTATCCATCTGCTTCTTGCCAATAGCCTTGCGCAAGTCATCTGCTTCAGCAGAACTGAACCCGCCAAGCTCTCTTGCGACACCAAGCACGTCTTCTTGATATAACATGATGCCAAGTGATGGGCCCAATACTTTCTCAAGTTTAGGGTGATCGTATGATACTTTAGACTTTCCATTTTTTCTGTCTATGTATAATTTATCCATCCCGGAACCCATTGGGCCAGGTCTATATAAGGATATCAAAGCCATTATGTCTTCTATATTTTGTGGCTGCATTTGAACCATCAGTTGTCTCATGCCAGAAGATTCTAATTGGAATACCCCAGCAGAATTGCCCTTACATAGTTCTTCATAAGTTTTTGGATCATCCAACGGTATGAATTCTATATCAATAATTTCTTGTCTGTTTTTTTCTATAAGCTTTAAGCACGAGTCTATAACGCCAAGGTTTCTCAGCCCCAAGAAGTCGATCTTTAATAGGCCACACTGCTCTACTCTCCCCATGTCCCACTGCGTAACCAGTGGAGCATCAGCGCCTTTTTTCATTACAGGAAGGTAGTCTGTCAAAGGGCCCTTAGATATAACTACACCAGCTGCGTGTATCCCAGTCTGTCTAACTAAGCCCTCTAAGCCGAGAGCTGTATCTACTATAAGCTTTGAGTCGCTACTTAAACTGTACTCTGTTTTAAACTCTTGGACTTCCATGCATTCTGCTAGATTTTTTGACACTCCTAGGATAGGGGCAGGAACAAGTTTTGCTATCTTATCTCCAGATATAAAATCATAACCTAAAGCTCTAGCGGCGTCGCGCAAGGATTGTCTAGCGCCAGTTCTATTGAACGTGCATATGTGTGCGACTTTATCATCCCCATATTTAGTTCTTGCATATTCAATAACTCTATCCCTATGTCTATCGTCAAAGTCAAGGTCGATGTCAGGCATTGACTTTCTTCCTTCGACCAAAAATCTTTCAAACATCAAACCAAATCTAATTGGATCTAAATTGGTAATATCAAATGCGTAGGACAAAACACTTCCAGCCGCAGATCCTCTACCCCATCCAACTCTTATCTGGTTATCCTTAGCCCACTTAACTAGGTCAGAAACTACCAGGAAGTATTCCGAGAATCCCATTTCTTTTACTACTTTTATTTCATGATTAGCTCTATCAATTATATTTTGCGGAAGAGGATCACCATATCTTTTCTTCAAACCATCCCAAGCTAATCTTTCAAAGTATTCAGTTGAGTTTTCTTTTGTTGGTATAGGAAAATCTGGAAAGTGAATCTCGCCAAAATTTAAATTGATATCTATCATGTCGTTAACATGCATAGTATTCTTCAGCCATTCATCAGAAAATACAGTAGCCATATCCTCATATGATTGAAGATAAAATTTATCCCCTGAGAAAGAAAATCTATTAGGGGTATTAATATTAGAGTTAGTTGCCACACACAGCATTATGTCATGAGCCTTAGCGTCATGCTGATGTACGTAGTGACAATCCCCGGTTGGGATTATCTTAGCGCCTATCGCATTGGCTATCTTGATCAAATCTGGAATGATTTTTTTCTGCTCATCTAGATCATGATTTTGTACTTCTATAAAATAATTCTCTTTACCAACTATCGACTGCATGGTGGCAGCATGCTTTAATGCCGCGTTGTAATCGTTCCTAAGCAGCGCTTGAGACACTTCTCCGTTCAGACAGCCCGACAGCACTATAACGCCCTCTGAGTGCATAGAAATAAGCTCATGATCCAATCTAGGCTTAACATAATACCCATCTATAAACGCTTCAGAAGA